AGCATTATCATGGTGATTTTGCCACAAGCGGAAACAAAATCAAATCAATGCTAGAATCTAATATGTTGAGTAATGTTTATTTGCTTGACAAAGAATCTAAGAAGATTGATGATGTAACTTTCATCGGTGGTACATTATGGACTGATATGAATGAACATAATGAAATGACTATGCAACATGTTAGCCATAGAATGAATGATTTTCGTTGCGTTGATAATAGCGCTCGAGTGCTTAATCGTAGAGTTCCTATCTATGAAGAAAATCCAAACTTTACGCCTGATGGAAAGAATGGTGGTAAATATAACACAAAAGAAAATGGTTCATACATTCAAGTTGGTTTCAAAATTAAAACAGAACCATCAATATTTTCACCAAAAGATGCATATGATGACCATAAGAAAACTCTTGATTATATCCAAACTATGATTGAAGGTAAGTTTGATGAAAAGTTTGTTGTTGTGGGTCACCATGCACCAAGCAAGTTGTCTACACATCCTCGATATAAGCATGATACATTAATGAATGGTGCTTATAGTTCTTCATTAGATGAGTATATCTTAGCGCATCCACAAATCAAATTGTGGACTCATGGACATACACATGAAGATTTCGACTATATGATTGGTTCTACTCGTGTGATTTGTAATCCAAGAGGCTATGATGGCCATGAAAGCAGAGCTGATTCTTTTAAACTTAAATATATGGAAGTATAATAATGAAAACAAATAGTAATTTCAAATTGAATAAACAAGTAAAAAGGTTTATGGCTACAATGATTAATCCAGTTGAGCGTCATGCATTTAAAAATGCAATGATTCAAGCTCAATTACTTGGTTCAAAAGAAGTTGAAAAGAAAAAGAAACGTGGTAATGAAGCCGAAATTACTTGATGCATACATGAAAACTGCGGAGACATTCGCTGAATGTTCTACTGCAAAAAGACTGCATGTTGGTGCGGTCATTGTAAAAGATGACCGCATCATTTCTATTGGGTATAATGGTATGCCCACTGGTTGGGATAATAATTGTGAAGATATCAAAATAAACTATGATGGTCAATACGAATTAAAAACTAAACCTGAGGTACTTCATGCGGAAACTAATGCAATCGCAAAGCTGGCAAAATCTACTGAATCTGGATTTGATGCTACTATGTTTATTACTCACTCACCTTGTTTGGACTGTGCCAAATTGGTTTACCAATCTGGTATCAATACTGTTTATTATCGCAATAGTTATCGTGACGAAACTGGCATACAATTCTTGGAAAAAGCAGGAGTGAAAATTGGAAAAATTTAAAACATATAATGCAACAGTTGCTGAAATCTGTGATAATGGTGATGCAATCGTTAATCTACCTGACGAATTAGTAAACGAATTAGAATGGAAAATTGGTGATACATTAGATTACGAAATGAAAAATGGCCAAGTTATTATTAAAAATTTGACAAAGGAAAAAAGAGATGTTAGTCCTACCTGATGAAATGACAGGCAAACCAGTAGGTTTTACCTGTTCAACTTTTGACTTACTTCATGCGGGACATATTCTTATGTTGGCTGAATGTAAACAAATAGTTGATTATTTAATTGTTGGTTTACAAACAGACCCAACAATAGACAGACCAGATGTTAAAAATAAACCTGTTCAATCTATTGTTGAGAGATATGTTCAACTTTCCGCTGTTAAATTTGTGAATGAAATTATTGTTTATGATACCGAAAAAGACCTTGAAGATTTGTTAATGTTTTTACCTATCACAATAAGAATTTGTGGTGAAGAATATAAAGATAAACATTTAACAGGTAAAGATATTTGTGATTCTCGTGGTATAAAAACATATTACAATTCCCGTACTCATCGGTTTAGTTCTTCCGAATTAAGACAAAGAACATATCAATCAGAATTAGATAAGAAAGGTTAATTATGTCAGCAACATTAGCAAACTTAGAATCTGCATTAGCAGGTGAAAGTATGGCTCACATCAAGTATCGTTACTTTGCACAAATTGCTCGTGAAGAAGGATTCGAAGATGTAGCAAAACATTTTGAGCACACAGCAGACCAAGAACTACTTCATGCATGGGGTCATCTTCAATTGTTGATTGGCTCACCATCAACTAAAGAATGTTTAGAAAAAGCAATCGAAGGTGAAACATATGAATTCACTACAATGTATCCGCAGTTTCAAGCAATTGCTGAAAGTGAAGGTGATTTGGAAGCAGCTAAAGAAGCAGAACATCAAATCTTAGAAAGCCGTGAACATGCTAAGCAGTTTATTGAAACTTTAAAGAAAGCAGAGAAACGATTTTCTGCTCTCGCTAAAGTGGAGAAACGTCATGCAACTGCTTATCAAAGAATGTTACAGGAGGTTCAATAATGGAACATATTTGTATCGTATGTGGCCATGTCCACGATGAAGAAACAGAAGGTAAGTGGGAAGATTTGCCTGATACTTTTGAGTGCCCTGAATGTGGGGTAGGTAAAGAAGATTACGAAACTATTTAAGGTAAAGATGTAACACAAACCTTGCACGATAACATCGTTTGTGTTACAATGTGTTTGTTATGTTAATAAAGAAAGAGTATATGAACATTCGTGACTTAGCTAAAAGATTAGCCGTTGAATATAAACTCCCTAGAGCGGATCGTTATGATTTGTTCTTGCGTGAATTCGATAAACAAGTAGAAGTTCTTGGATGGATGCAAGACCCATCACAAAACATGAACGACTTCCGTGGTCGTGAAATGTTATTCCCAAAAAGATGGGTTACTATTGGCGTTTTACCTGCGGATACAAGAGTAAATGTATAGAGTTTCTTATTATACTACGGGTTCAAATCTTATAACTCATAGAGAATTTCAATCTCTTACAGAAGCTATGGATTTTTCCATTAAGCAACCACCAAATTCCGTATTTGAAATTAAATTATTGGAATTAAAAACATCTTATGATAATAAATGAATGAGTAGATATTATACAAATGTTGCTTCTATTGGCAACAATATTCTTTATCGTGGAGTAAAAGAAGGCCGGCGTGTAAAGCAGAAAATTGCTTACACGCCGACTTTGTTTTTGCCTTCTAAGAAACCAACCAAGTTCACCACTCTTGATGGAGATTTTCTTGAGCCAATGAAGTTTGAATCTATTCGTGAGGCTAGAGATTTCGTTAAGCGTTATGATGAGGTTCAGAACTTTAAAATCTATGGTAATAACAGTTATGCCTATGCGTTCATTGCTGATGAACAAAAGGGTATGGTTGATTGGAAGATTGAAGATTTATCTATTGCAGTAATTGATATTGAAGTTGGTTCAGAGAATGGTTTTCCTGACCCATATCAAGCAAATGAACCTATCACAGCAATTTGTGTTAAGTATCTCAATGGTCAAACAGTTGTTTTTGGTTGTGGTGATTATGAATTGCGTGGTACTGAAACTTATATCAAGTGTGATGATGAATTCAACCTATGTAAAAAGTTTATACGATTTTGGGAAGAAAATTGTCCTGATGTAATTTCAGGATGGAACATTAAATTCTTTGATATTCCATATTTGATTAATCGTTTCAATAGAATTCTTGGTGAAGATGAAACAAAAAAGTTGTCACCATGGGGTTTTATCAATGGTCGTAAAGCTATTGTAAACAACCAAGAATTAACTGCATATGAACTTGTTGGTGTATCTTCATTAGATTACATTGAACTCTACAGATGGTATGCGCCGGGTGGTAAGTCACAAGAATCATATCGTTTGGATAATATTGCACAAGTAGAGCTTGGTGAAGGTAAGATATCATATGATGAATATGATAATCTCCATGCATTGTACCGATTAAACTATCAAAAGTTTATTGAGTATAACATTAAAGACGTTGAATTGATTTTCAAGCTTGAAAGTAAATTGAAGTTGATTGAACTTGGTTTGACTTTGGCGTATGATACCAAAACAAACTTTGAGGATATCTTTGCACAAACAAGAATGTGGGATGCCCTAATCTATAATTATTTGTTGGATAAAAACATTATTGTTCCACCAAAAGAAACGAAACATAAATCATCCGCATTTGAAGGTGCTTATGTTAAAGAACCACAAGTTGGTTTACATAACTATGTTGCTAGTTTTGACTTGAACAGTTTGTATCCTCATTTGATGATGCAATATAATATATCACCAGAAACATTGGTTGAAACATCTGATTACACACCAGAAATGCGGCAAATCATTATGCATGGTGTTACTGTAGATAAAATGTTAG